CTCTCTTAATAAAAGGAGGCAACGATGGGAAGATTTGTAGCACCTGACAGGGGTGTAAGAGAAACCGTTATTGGCGGCAGAGAATACAGACCCGACAAATCAGGTTTATACAATGTAGAAAACAAAAGTCACGCAGAAGCAATGAAGCGTGAAGGTTTTTTTGAAGCGTCATTAAATCCTTATTCTCATGGCGACAGACAACGAGGATTTACTTGCGTACAATGTGGCTTTGATGGTTGGTTCCGCAAATGTGGGCGTTGTGGACATGAAGCCACAGACACACAGCGAGATGGGGAATAACAATGGCAGTGGGCGTAACCTCACAAACAGGCTACAACGAGCAACCGTACATAACCGTAGCGGAGTACAAAAACGCCCCGACCTCGCTTGATTACAACAACTTAGTTGTAGGCGGAAACGCAAACGCACAAGACGCAGAATTAGCCCGCGTAATCTTGCGCGCAACCTCATATCTAAATGAGTACCTCAATCAAGATTTGCACGCAGAATCTGTAACAGAAACACAGCGTGTGCGCATGAGCGGTGAAGGTTACATTTTCCTACACCCAAACAAGAATCCAATTTTGTCTATGTCCTCATTCCAATGGGGAACAAGTCCAAACAATCTGCAGACTTTGGCAGACCCTTCTCAGTGCTGGTTTGAGAGTCAGCAAGTGGTTATTCCGTTGAGCCAAATCAACACAACCTATACATCACAAGGCCCTCTTGCATTTGGCTCCTACGGTCCTCGCGTACCTGTATTCACCAAGTACACCTACATTGCAGGATATGTAAACACGACCTGCACAGGCGCTCTAAACGCCTCTACATTGACCGTAGCGAACCCCGCAGGAATCCTGCCAGGTGAAACCTACAGAATCATTGATGGCGCTAATGCTGAATCTGTTACGGTGGCAAGTAATTACACCTATGGCTCAACCACAGTGCCACTAACTGCACCTCTTGCATTTGCACACACAGGCGCAGGCTTTAGCAATATGCCATTTGCAATCAAACAAGCAACGATTCTCATGACTAGCGCATTTATTAAACAGCGCGGTGATGCTTCTATGACCATGAATTTAACTACACAGCCCACAGTAAACATCGGCAACAATCAACGCTATGCAGGCGAAGTTGCTCTTGCGCTTGATATGGTCAGCCTCTATCGCAGGATTCGCTAATGGGCGGGCGCGTAGGCGTAAGGGAAACGCTGTCAAAATTCATCAGCAATCCGCCAATTCAAAATCTGAATCAAGTTTTTACCGCATTTCCAAAGCGCATCAACTTTCAATTAAATGCGCTCCCTGGACAAATGACACGCTCCGCTTGTGTTGTGCATATTGCGCAAGAACGGGAAAACCGTTTAGCAATCGGCGGCGCGCACAGCGGTTGGAAGCGTGTTGATTACACCGTAATTCTTCAACTATATGTTCACTCATTGCACCCTGAATCACAAGATGCAATGGCTGATTTTGATATTCTCATAGATAACATCAAAGAGCGGTTACGCAGTGACCATAACTTTGGCGACTCTACGGGAGTTCTAGTTTGGCAAGGTGCTGAACCTGTCATCATTGGTCGTTACGGAGAACCCGCAACAGCCAAAGAAGGCGCTACAGACATCTTTGCTGAGTTAGAATTTGAAGTGACAGAGATGATTCAAGCATAAGGAGCATGAATGAAACTCACATACAAAGGAACTGAGGAACGCGTGTTTCCCGCGCTTGGAATCGTCAAACCAGGCGACATAGTTGATGCGCCTGAAGGTTTTAGCCACCCTGACTTTGTTGCAGGTGGCGCGGCAAAACCAGTAGCACCAACAACAACAACAACCCCGTCTGCCGCGTCAGACAAGAAATCAGGAGAGTGAATAAATGGCATTACAAGCATCGGTACGCTCTTACCTTGGTATTGCTAAAGAAGTTACCAAAGGTACACCAGTAGCGGCAACGGATTTTATCCCAGTCGCTAAAGACGCATTAAAACCACAAGACATTATTGACCCGCTCTATGACCAAGGACTACGCGGTTCCAATGTTTTGAATTACAACTACATTCAGGGCCGCACACGCTCAACATTTGATTTTGGTGGCGCAGTATTCGCTGACACAATCGGTTATGCGCTCGCTGGCATCATGGGTTCTGTTTCAACATCAGGAGCAAGCGCGCCTTATACACACACCGTTTCATTGCTTAACAGCACAACAAGCGGCGCAGATGCACAACCAATTTCTTACACACTTACAGATTTCTATGCTGTAAATGTCCGTCAATATCCTGGTTGCCAGTTCTCTGATTTCTCTTTGCGTTTCAACGCAGATGGAATGTTGGAGTATGACGCAAAAACAACAGGTTGGTTGTCACAAACAACATCTGACCCAACACCATCATTTAGCACCGTACTACCAACACCAGTTTGGCGCGGTTCTGTAAGCATCGGTGGTTCAACTGTTGCAACTGCAATGACAGGCAACATTGACATGACCCGCCCTGTAACACCAGTGTACGGAATCAGCACAACTCAGAATCCTTACAACATCTTCCTTGGACCTTTGGAAGTAACTGGAAAGATTACATTCCTAATGGAAGCAGATACTGAATTGACTCGCTTCCTAAACAACACACAACCTGCCATTGTTCTAAATTGGGCATACGGTGCAGGTGCTTCTGCTCTACAGATTCAAGCAACAATCACAAAGGGCGCATATACCGCCGCTGTGATTGAGCGCGGTGAGGACTTTGTACAAGTCACCATTGACCTAAACGCACAGTCAAATACAACTGATGCTGGTTCAACTGGCGGCTTCTCACCGATTGAGTGGGTATTGCAGAACGCAAAGGCTTCAGGAACCTACGCATAACATAGACTCAGAGCAGAGGCGTTGGTTGATAACGGTACGCCTTCCCCGTTATCCCGCGCCTCTGTTCCTTAGTAAGATAGTAGGAAGGCACAAATAAACGGAGGCAACATGTCTAAAAAAGTAACACTGCCATCAGGCGCAACAGTCACACTAAAAGACGCTTCAAAGATTCGCTATGGCGACAGAAAGCGTTTGTACAAGAGCATTGATATTGAAGGCTCTGATTTAACTCGCGCAATGGCTATGAACGATGCACTAATTACAATGCTGATTGAGGAATGGTCTTTGACTGCGCCAGTTCCTGCAGTAAAAGCAGACAGCATTGATGAATTAGAAATTGCAGATTATGACGCATTAGTAGAACACACAAAGGAAGCGCAAAAGGCTCTGTTCCCTAATTTGGCTGATACGCCTGAAAACGAGGCAGACCCAAAAGCGCCTTCCGAGAACTCCAACGCTTAAAATGGTTAATGCAGGGTGGCGAGCGCCATGAAGCGTTTACTTATCCTGATGAGCAATGGACTTATTATGTTTTTGCTGACAAATTTGGTTGGACACCCGACCAAGTAGATAACCTGTCAGCACCAATGGCAGATTGGCTGTTATCCATTACGGCCTTAGCAGAAGAAGTGAGGGCAGAGAGGTTGGATAAAGAGTTATGACCGCACGCATAACAGTTACCAACCTTTCTGATGTCCTTGCAGGCTTCCAAGCAACTGAAGATAAAATTGAATTGGCTGTGCAATATGCCATTGCTCAAACAGGTTTGGCAGTTGAACGACAAGCAAGAATCAATGCTTCAGGTCGCCCTGGACCTAATGTACAAACGGGTAACTTGCGTAGAAGTATTACAACATCTGCGGTAAATAAAGGTTTTGACGGTAAATATGAAGTAGAAGTTAGCGCTACTATGGTTTATGCGCGGGCTGTTGAAATGGGATTGGGGCCTAATAAACGAAACAAAGGTTGGCCACCAGGCGTAAAATATCCATACTTAGGACCTGCGGCAAGCAATCTGCAATCCAATGGAACTTTGGCAAGAGTATTTACTACCAATTTGGCTTCTAGGTTGAGGGGATAACATGGCTGATATTCCACCAATCCTGGTACAGATACAAGCCGATGTTGCACAACTCAAAGCAGGATTAGCCCAGGCTGAAGCCTCTTTGAAAAATCTTGATGGCAGTGTTTCTAAGACCAATAGTGTCTTTGATGGTTTTGGGTCAAAACTAAAAGGCCTTGCCGCAACTATTGGTGTTACTTTTGCCGCTGGTACGGTTGTAAATTTCTTCAAACAATCCATAGCCGCCGCACAAGAAGCAGAAGCGGTACAAACACGCTTACGCACAATCCTTCTTAACACGGGCGGAGCAACAAGAGAACAAGTAGCCGCACTCAATGAGCAGGCAGAAGCATTACAAAAAGTCGGTGTTGTATCTAAAGACAACATCACCATGACTCAATCACAACTTGCAACATTTGATTTGCAAGGCAAGACAATCAAAACTCTTACGCCTGCAATCTTAGATTATGTAACTGCAGAAAAGGGCGCGGCGGCATCAACCGATGACTTCCGCTCTATGACCAATGGTCTAGCGCAGGCATTAAACGGCAACTTTGCATCACTTACAAAACAAGGCTTTGTACTTACAGAGAATCAAAAGAAACTTCTTACCACAGGTACAGAATCTGAACGAGCCGCCGCATTAACTGAGATTCTAAATAGCACATACAAAGACTTTAACAAGACACTTGCGCAGACCCCTGAAGGTCGCATGATTAAACTCAGAAATGAGTTTGGCGATTTGAAAGAAGAAATAGGTAAAGGTTTATTGCCTGTTTTTGAAAAGGTAGTAGGTTTCTTAGCAAAAACAGTTATACCCACTTTGCAAAGTTTAATTAAATTTGTCAAAGACAACATTACAGAAATCAAAGTATTTGCAACCGTACTTACTGCGGGCGCAGTTGCTTGGGGTGTTTATACACTTGCTGTAAAGCGTGCTGAGATTGCACAAAAATTATTGAACCTAGCGCAGAAGGCTAACCCTATAGGCATCATTATCACCGCTGTGGCTTTACTTTCCGCAGGGCTTGTTAAATTATGGAACAATTCTGAAACATTCCGCAAGGCAGTAATAAGCATGGCTAAAACGGCATTAGCGGCTTTTGCAAGTATTGTTCCAATGGTTGCCAAAGTTGGAGAAGCGATTGCCAAAATAGTTCTTGGACCCATCAAAGGATTATTAGCAGGTTTATCCAAATTACCTGGTGTTGGTAAATATGCTAAAGGTGCTTTGGATACATTAACTAAAGGCCTTGATGGTATTTCTGATTTAGGCGACAAGGCCGCTAAAAAAGCAAATGAATTATCAAAGAGCCTGGACAATCTTGCAAAGCAAGGCAAAAAAGCAGGCGAGGAAACAGAAAAGGCTGGCAAAAAGGCTAAAGATGTTTGGGCTGGTTCTAAAGACCCTAAGGGTGAGCCATCTAAAGAAGAAACCAAGCGCCTTGAAAAGATTACAGCCTTACGCAAAAAAGAGGCTGATGTATTAGAAGCATGGCGCGAGGCTCAAGCAGAAGCAGAAAAAGATGCCGCTGATGCCGCTATTGCCCGTGATGAAAAAATTGCAGAAGCAAAAGAAAGATTTGCAGAACGCAAGGCTGAGATTGAAGAACGCTATCGTGAACAAATTGCTGATGCCGATGAAAGATTTGCTGAGGCTAAGGCCGAGGCTGAAAAACGCCAAAGAGATGCAGATGAAGCGGCGCGCAAAAAACACGCACAAGCCATTTTGGATATTAACACTGCTTTCAATCGCAAAGAAACAGAATTAAAAAATGCCTACATTGACAAGGTGGCAAACCTAGAGCGACAGGCTGAAGAAAAGCGTCAAGAAATTGCAAAGCAGGGCGCAGAAAAACTTGCTGACATTGTAGAAAAAAGCCGCGAGCGTTTACGCAGTGCATGGCAAAAAGGCACTGAATTCAGCCTTAGCGATTTGTTTGATACAGCCAAAGATAAAGGCATTGATATTCTTGCCACCCTAAAAGCGCAATTAAGCAAAACCAAAGATTTTCAAAAGCAGATTGGTGAATTAGCAGGCAAGGGCTATTCACAAACATTTATTGAGCAAGTAGCCTCCGCAGGCCCTGAGGCTGGCATGGAAATGCTCAAGCAAATTCAGCAATTAGCACCTGAACAACAGGCTGAATTGCAGAAGATGTACAAAGAGTTAGAAACCATTACAGAAAGCGGCATGGACCAAATTGCCGCAACTCTTTCAACAAATACAAATCTAGCAACAACAGAATTGCGCAATGCTTACAATCAGGCACAGCGTGACATTGCTGATGCTTTATTACAAGTCAATACCGACTTAAACAGAAATTTGGCTGAAGCACAAAAAGATTACGAAGCGGCGCTTACTGAAGCAAAGCGTGTACGCACAGAACAAATTGCGGAAGCAGACAAACAACTCAAAGATGCGCTTGCTGAATCTCAAAAAGATTTAGAAGAAGCCATAGCCGATGCACAAAAGGCTTTAGATAAGGCCAAACTTGAAGCCAAAAAACAAATGGATAAGGCGCTGGAAGAAGCGCAGAAGGCTCTGAATAAGGCCATTGAAAATGCTATGAAAGCCTTTGAAAAGGCTATTGATGCAATCAATGAACGCATGACTAAGAAATTGGCTGACCTACAAAAGAAGATTGCAGAGATTGCGGCGGCTTTGGCGCAACTTGGTGCGATGAGTAGCGTAACTTTGCCTAAGAGTTTTGCAGTAACACAACCTGTACAGACTGTTTCACCTGCAGTTTACGGTGGAGGTGTGACAGTTACAACCGCAAGAGATATTGGTACAACTGCCGCAAAATTAAACAAGACTGAAGAAGAAATTATCAATGCGGCGGCACAAGCGGCTGTTAAGGCTGTTGGTGGCGTAGGTAATGTGACAATCAACGGAATCAACCTGACGGACCCTGAAGGAACCGCACAAGCACTTGTATCTGTGGTCAAATATGGTCAAACAGTGCAGGTTGCAAGTACAACAAGGTCAGGTGTGCAGATGACGGGATTAAACGCGGCTCGCGCTGGAATAGTTAAGGTTGCTGAATAATGCCTGCAGTCATTCAAAATTATTCATTCTCATTCAATGGGCAAGTGTTTGGTGGTACAGGCTCGCCTTATCAAATACTTTCTATTGATGGCTTAGAAGGCCTGCCAGGTATCCGCAATCAAGATGACAACCGTGGTTATGCAGATGGCATGTTTACTGGTCGTGATTTTTTGGCTGGCCGATACATTACGATGAGTCTAAACATTACAGGCACATCAACAGCAAGCGCACAGGCTAATTTCAATACATTACAAAGAGCATTATTGCCACAAACAAGCGGCACAAGTCCTTTGTATTTTATGTTGGCACAAGGCGAGATGGAGCAAGTAATCAACGCCCGCGTGCGTGCTTTGCGCTCTACCGTCAATCCTAATTACACCTATGGTTTGATTATTGCGCAGGTTGATTTCTTCTGTCCTGACCCACGCTATTATGATTCAAATGTTCAGACTGCAACCTTGCTTTACTCAGTGCCATCAGGTCGTATCTATAACCGCGTTTACAACCTCGTTTATGGTGGCGGCTCAGGAACTCTGACGACAACTATCACAAATAGTGGCTGGACAGACACTTACCCGACAATCACAATCAACGGTCCTATTACAAACCCTGAGGTCGGTAATGCGACACAAAACGCACAACTTCTTTTCAATGTAACTCTTAGCAGTTCTGATGTATTTGTCATTGACCTTTACAATAAATTGATTACATTGAATGGACAACCTGCCCGTAATACTTTAATCTCAGGCGGGTCGGAATGGTTTTCAGCACAACCAGGAAACAACTCCTTCTACTTCACTGGTGTTGGAACTCTCGCAGGAACCACACAGGCTGTCGTAGAATGGCAGTCTGCATACATTTAGGAGCATAAATGGCACTACGCACACCGCCCTCATGGTTACAGAATGGGTCACACCCCGCTGAAAATGACCGCCTCACAATGCAGGCTATTTTTGCTACCACTGGCATTATCGGTTCATCATCTTTATCAGTTAGCCCCAATTCACCCGTAGGCATGTCGGTTGTTGTCGCTCCTGGTTGGGCCGCGATTGTTGGTACAACACAATCTAATATGGGTGTTTATACTGTTTACAATGATGCTAATACAACACTAACAATCACAACTGCAGACCCTACAAATCCGCGCATTGACCGCGTTGTAGCCACAGTACAAGACGCATTTTATTCAGGCGCATTTAATGATGTTATTTTCCAAGTAATTCCTGGAACTCCTGCAGGTTCACCTGTCGCACCTGCTACTCCTGCTAACTCAATCTCATTAGCCACTGTTCTTGTTGGTGCGGCTGTAACACAAATCAATGCAGGTAACATTACGGATACCCGCGTGGATACCACAACAAACTTACCTACAGGTGACATTACCGCTGTTACTGCAGGCGCTGGTTTAACAGGTGGCGGCACATCAGGCGCTGTTTCTATTGCTTTGAATACAGCAACAAATGCACAAACAGGCACAACATATACAACTGTTTTAGCAGATAATGGCAAGTTAGTAACGCTTGCAAATGCTTCTCCTGTAACTGCAACGATTCCTTTGAATTCAAGCGTTGCCTACCCTGTAGGCGCGCAGATTACTTTTGCGCGTTATGGCGCAGGTTTAGTAACTATTGAAGGCGCGGCAGGTGTAACTATTGTTTCAACAGCGGCAATAGCGGCGCAACCTACATTACGCGCTCAGTATTCATCAGCGACAGCAATACAAACAAGCACAAATAATTGGCTTGTCGTTGGAGATATTGCATGAGTCGTTTAGCCTTAACCCCCACAAATGTACCTGCCAGCGCAACGGCTATTTCTACGCCCTCTTTGCGCACAGGCGATTTGTATTACAACACCTCTACAGGGTTAATGGTTTATGACGGCTCTCAATGGGTCGCAGTTTCTACACCAACCACACTTACACAGATAGATGCGGGTGTGTTTGATAGCATTGCACCGTATAACGGCGGTAGTCCTATAACAACAGCAACACAGACGGTAAATGGGGGAACTCCATAATGGCAGTAGTAACGCAACTTCAATTCCGCAGAGGAACCGCCGCAGAATGGACCTCCGCAAATCCAACACTCGCCGCAGGAGAATTAGGATTTGAAACTGATACAGGTAAAGCAAAAATTGGTAATGGCACTACTGCTTGGAATTCTTTGGCTTACAACATCAGCGGTGTTACTGGTGATATTGAAGGTGTTACTGCTGGAACTGGTCTTACTGGTGGTGGTACATCAGGAACCGTAACGCTGGCGATTGATTCAACTGTAGCCACACTCTCAGGTTCTCAAACATTAACAAATAAAACTATTAGCGGTACAAATAACACTATTTCAAACATTGGTAATTCATCTTTAACAAATTCAGCAATCACAATTAACGGTAGCCCAATTTCATTAGGTGGCTCTGTAACTGTTGGCGACATAACAAGCGTAACTGCAGGTACAGGGTTAAGCGGGGGCGGAACATCAGGCGATATAACCGTTTCTCTTTCTACTCCTGTTTCTGTCGCTAATGGCGGAACTGGAATTACATCTTTTGGTACAGGTGTAGCAACTTGGTTAGGCACACCATCTTCTGCAAACCTTGCTTCTGCAGTCACAGATGAAACAGGTTCAGGCGCTCTTGTGTTTGGCACAAGCCCAACTCTGACCGATGCAAAAATAAATTTAGGAATTGATGCAGAAACCGCTTCTTATACAGCGGTGCTTGCTAACAACAGTCAAGTAGTCACAATGAATGTTGGTTCTGCAAACACATTTAGTATTCCAACAGACGCTTCAGTAGATTTTCCAATCGGAACTCAGATAACTGTTATTCAGATTGGCGCAGGACAAACAACTATCCAGGCCGTAACTCCTGCTACAACAACAATTAACTCAACAGGTGCAACCGCAACAGCGCCTAAAT